ATATAGATGAGGCTGTGTTGAGCTGGATAATGGATCATGGATTTAGCAAGGTTCCTGTTTATAGTGGAGCAAAAGAATTCGTTGAAGAATTAAAGAAATTAGCAAATGTTATTGTGGTGACCGCGAGAATTGGAGACTTCAAACAAAAATTCGGTGAGCAAGTAGTGGATAAAATTAAGTCAGATACTCTCAATTGGTTCAAGGACAACGATATTTCAATAGATACGGTGGTATTCGATCATAATAAAGTAGATTTTTGTAAAGAAAACGCAATATCAACACTTATAGAAGATAAATTAGATACAGCACTTAAAGGGGCGAAAGAAGGCATACACTCCATATTAATGAATAGGGCGTGGAACGAGCACCCAAACAGGCATAAAGTTTATAGAGTGTATAACTATGACGAGGCACTTAATTTAGTCAGAAAGTTAAGCAATGGTTAGAAAAAGATATATATTAAAAGTAGAAGAAATTGAAACGCTATTAAAGGGTATAATAGAGACCGGCCCCGAAGAAACTTATAAAAAAATGAAAGAGAAGGCTCTTTTGTCCATAGAAAAAATGAAAGACTTGGATGAAATGTTCATGGATATGAGTGAAGACCTTTTGGATAGGGCAAGAATAGAACCAGCAGAAGACGAAAATAGTAAACAATTAAAAGATACATTTTATCTGCTACATTCTATGTTAAGGAATTTAGCCCACGAAGTTAATAAGATTTACAGAAAGAATGGAAAGGAAAAAACAGGAGAAAGATTTGTAAGGCTAATTTCGCACAATAAAGAAGCCGTGCCATCATTCCAAATTAAAAAGGATAAATAATAAATGGCAATAACGGTATTGACTTTTATAGCATCGGAAGAAGAAATATCATCGGGTATTCCAAGATCGATCACAATTGAAGCCAATATTCCATCAACTATATACTATACTCTTGATGGAACCACCCCAACAATTAATTCACCAATTTATATAGAGCCCATTGAAATTCCAACTGGCATCAACTCAATAATCTTGTCTGCGTTCGGCGTTGATAATACAGACGAAATGGGATCTATATTAACCCAGTTCTTCGCACCAGATACTACAAGAATAACCGTATCAAGAAATGTGGGAGCAGAAGGTTTTGTTATTGATCGTTTTAATTTCGGAGAAGACAACTCAACGGGCTTTGATGCTGATGGTTCGCAGGCAAGGTTCGTAGATGTAGATCCAAGCACTCTCAATATTATTCATTCCACCAGAGGATTTGAAGGACTAACTGGTGGCGTAGCAATTGAAGTAAATATTCCAGCACCTTTTGAAACCCCGTCGTTATTGGATGACAACTTCCAGCCATTTTCTACGCCAGAACAAGCAGAACTCTTCAACCCATATGCTAAAATGATACTTATAGATAATAGAGTTGATAATGACATTCAACTTATGCCGCGACCATATGGATCGCTAAATGATGTGTATAGAGAGTTTGGTGGTAAAAGAATTAGATCAGCGGCGAGCGATGCCTGCTATATTAGCGGTGGCTTTGTAAGAAGATTTTATGACGCCGCGAGAAATGTAATGGTTTCTTATTATTTCGACCATAATGAAAGCAGATATGTAAAAAACATACAAGAACTTCCAAATAACATTCCAAATGTATATTTTAGTAATATGACTGGAATGCCACTTATTTTTCGTTGGATCGAGCGTGGAAAGCAGTCTTCGTATTAATTAAGGATTTAAATGACATTAAAAATTATAGACAATGATAATAGCGGTGATAAAGAACTTCATAACATAGAATTAATTAAATTATCAGCAAGTTCTATGAAGACATTTGATCAATGCCCTCGTAAGTACTATTTCACCTATATAGATAAACAGCCACGAAAGGAATACGATCACTTTTTTCTCGGAAATTTATGCCATCGTGCTCTTGAAATATTTCACGAAACATATATGAAAGATGGGCTTAAAGGAAAAACATTAAATAAACTGATGTCCTTTTCGTTCGCCGAAGCAAAGAAAGAAGAGGAATTTGAAAACTTAAACCCAAAAATAGTAGAAGAAGCAAAAGAACTATTAATGGATTATTTAAAGTATGTCTCTGAAAATAGTATGCCGATGGTAAAAGGTGTTGAAATTCCATTCAATTTTAAGGTAGGGGACAATATCTTGATAAGAGGCTTCATAGACAGGCTTGATATATTAAAAGATGGAACTTTTGAAATAGTAGATTATAAGACTACCAAAAATGTTAAATATTTAGAGCCATTTCAACTTCTAATATATGGGCTCTGGTTAAAAGAAGAATACAAAGACTTGAATAAATTTAAAGCCTCATATGTGTTATTAAGGCACGGCTCTAAACCAAAAGCATATGATTTTAATTTGGAAGACTTAAAGAAAGTTGAAAAAGAAATAATTAGTTATGCCAATAAGATAAAGACAGAAAATCAATGGGTTCCTGTTCCAACTGGATTATGTAATTGGTGCGATTTCAAAGAAATATGTCCAGCCCATAAAGCGTGGTAGGAGAAAAATGAGAACAATTAATAGCAATAAAGAAGAGTTAGAAATATTTTTAGACCCAAAGACAAAAGAATATGTAGGATTTTCTGGAAAAGTTCAGGTATATGACACGGAAATGTATGTCAATACTAAAACTGGAAAAGGATATGACGAGGTTATTAAAAAATTAAATAAACTAGTAGGCTTCTTGGCTTCTAAATACAAACTTAAAGGATTTAGTCCAGAAGATACAAAACAACATATATCAATGCGCATCATAGAAGGAACACCAAAGTTCGATCCAAGAAGAAATGTTAAACTATCTACTTTTATTCAAATGCGTGTTAATAGAAGGTTAATAAACGAAATTAGAGATCAAAGCCATTCTTCCAAAAACGCTACACTCTTAAAAATAAATTCTTATAATTATCTATGTGGTTGTGGAAATTCTTTTAATTTAGTTTTGTCAGATGAAGAAAACACATCTGATAGAATTTGCGAAAAGTGTAATGCCTCAATAACCAGTGCCAGAAAAGTTTCATTGGGTTTTTCGGAAGTATATCTTGATGCTTATTATCATCCAGTAGATCCAACGGACGGCAGTGAAGATGGGGATTTTAGTTCTTTTGTTGATAATAAAAGTAATGCCGATGAAAATGGTATAATTTTAGATCACGACATATCAGAATGGATCGCAGAAAGTGATCCAAGCGTAGCAAAATTATTAAACTTGATCGTTATGAAGGATTATTCAGTCAGCCGTGCAGCCAAAGAAATAGGGATGTCAAATTCAAGTGCCAACTCTAAATTAAAGAAATTAAAAGATGACAAAAAATTTATGGAGATAATGGGCAAATAATATGAATAACTATGTAAAAGAGCAAAAAATACTATCGCGAAAAAATATAGTTAAATATACAAAGAGGCTGAAAAAGGCGGAAATTAAAGATAAAACGACTATAATTAAAGCCATAGCGAGCGAAAAAAGAATATTAGATTTTAAAGTAGATCAAAATTCTATTGATAAATTTAGCGAATTGGTGTATAATGTAAGGCAAGCAGAAATGGCAATAGAACTGCCTGGTGCCCCTGCTGAAAATAAATCAATATCACCAGTTTCTAAATTAAATTTTGGGCAATTTATTAATATTTTGGAACAAGATGTTGCCCAAGAAGAACAGGTTTTGAGTTCCAAGTCAAACCCAACTCAAAATGATTTAATTAGATGGGCACGAAAATGGGCTTTTTTACAATATTATAAGGCAATTAATATCAGTCCTGAACAACCAATAACCAAAACTGATGGAGATGATACTACCTTGCGTCAATTGGCACCAAACAAGGACACAATATATAAGTTATATTTAGATAAATTAGAAGAGTTAAAGAGAAGAACTGATAAATACCAATTATTAAACGATAAATTTGACAATGCGTTATATAATGGCACTCCGCAGGGTGGCTCTTTTGAAAAATGGCTCGAAAGATATAGAGAAGAAATAATGAATAAATCATACGCAAATAGATAGGAGAAAGAATGGAAGATACAGTAAATGTTGAAGATTTAAGTCAAGTTCAAAAAAGAATATCAATTTTTGTTTCATCAAATAGTGTGGATAAGAAATTTAATGAATTTTTTAATGGCATAAAAAAAGAAACTAATTTAAATGGTTTTAGAAAAGGCAAGGCATCAACAAAAGTATTAAAGCAGTTTTATGGACACAAGGCAAAAAATTTAGTAGCACAAGGAATTATATCTGAATTTTATACAAAGGCATTAAGAGATTTTAATATAAACCCATTAGGTGCTCCAAATTTTGAAAACAGCAATGAAACCGTAGGAAAATTTAACCCAGACAATTCTTATTTTGTCAGTCTATTGGTTGAAGTTCTACCAAAATTTAAACCAGAAGGTTATAAGGGTCTTGAATTAAAGGTTCCGACATATGACAAGGAAAAGTTAGTTCAAAATAAACTATTAGAACACAGAACACAATTTGCCGAAAGAAAACAAATAACTGAACGACCAGCTCAATTAGGGGACGCAATAGTTATAGATTTTGAAGGTTTTATTGACGGAGTTCAATTTGAAGGTGGAAAAGCAAATGGATATTCATTAGATAAGTTAGGAAATAACAAGTTTGTCGCTGGATTTGAAGATCAGATAGTTGGAATGTTGGTTAATGAAGAAAGAAATATAAAAATTGTATTTCCAGTTAGTTATAATGCCCCCAACTTGGCAGGAAAAGAAGCAACTTTTAAAATCAAATTACACTCGATAGTAGAGACAAACTTGGCAGAAGTGGATAATGATTTGGCACTAATGGCTGGTTATTCATCAGTAGAAGAAATGTTAGACAAGATTAATTTAGATGTAGGTGATTATATAGACAAAATCACCAAAAATAATTTAGAAGGACAGATACTATCAAAATTATTAGAACTGAATACATTTGAAGTTCCAAAATCAATGATAGAGAATGAAGTAAAAAGGCTCGTCGGAAATAATAAAAATTTAACTGAACAGGCAATCAACTCCACGACTGGTGTAGCAAGATCAAATGTTAAAAGAGCAATATTATTAGACAACATTTATGAGGCGGAAAGCGAAATAGAAATAACACCAGATGAATTAGACAAGTTATTAAATAATTATGCTAATCAAAACAATATAAATAAAGACGATTTGGTTAGTAATTTATATAATTCAAATCAAATGGATGCTTTTATGGGCATTTTGAGAAACCAAAAAGTAGTAGATTTTATAATAAATAGTGCGAAAAAAGATTAAGGAGAAAGAAATGGAAGAAAACAGCAAGAAGCAATCAATAGCGGGATTTAAAATTTTGAACTTTTCAGTTAAAAAGGCAAAAGATACAGAAAAACTCAAATTAGTGCTGGAAGCCGTAGTCGATGAAGTGTCCGCGGCAGATTGTGATATGGGTGATGTTATGAAAGCCTTATTGGATCACCAAGTAGGCGAGGTTGATGTAGGTTTGTCTATCTTCATTAAGAAATAATGTTTTTTAAAGATATAGTTTCTATAAAGCAATCATTTTGTTGTGATAAATGTTCTTCATTTGAGTATGATTTACCTTGTCGCATTAATTCGGATTTGATTGAAGGCATGGCTCTATCTTTTGGGGCACAAGGCAGCCTATCAAGTGCCCTAACATTATTTAAATCAAATATGTTAGTTAAGATAGGCAAAGATGAAAATACTAAAATCGAAGTAAGAGCCAACACAAGATTGTTAAAATTGTGTGTTCCGAAAGATGATATTAATTGGAAAAACACAATAGAGGAAAAACTTGCTCAATGGATTTCAGATACACTGGAAATAGAAATAGAGTTATAAATAATGAATAAAGAAAAAAACATAGTTGGGCTTCATTGTCATACAGCCCAAGGTTCTATGCTTGATGCGATGACAAATGTTTATGATATGTTTAAGAAGGCATCAGAGTTGGGACAACCTGCTCTTGCGATTTCCGATCACGGGACCGCAGCGTCTTGGTTTGACGCAAGAAAAGCATCAGTTAAATATGGTGTAAAGTTTTTGCCAGCAATAGAAGCATATTTCGTTGATGATGTTAAGGAACCAAAACAAAAACGCCGTCATATAGTATTAATAGCCTCTAATGAAAAAGGTTATAGAAACCTTCTACAATTAAATTATGAAGGATTTCTCAATTTCGAGTATGTGGCGGTTATGGGTAAAGTATTCCCTCGTATTGATTGGAACTTGCTCGAAAAGTATAATGAGGGAATTATTTGTTTAACTGCTTGTGGTTCGGGTTTAATTTCAAGACAAATGTTTGTTCATGGAGAAGATGGTGAGTGGTTAGAGGGTGCTTGCCACGACAATGTTCTAAAAACTGCTCAAAGACTGAAAGGAATATTTGGAGATAATTTATATTTAGAAGTTCAACCACACAATCTAAAAATATTTGAACGAGACAAAAAGACTGGCGAATTCAAATTAAAAAATGGTAAGCAAATAGTAATAGTAGATCAAAACCACATCAACAACAAATTAAGAGAAGTTGGAAAAATACTTGGTATTAGGGTGGTCGCTACTACTGATATTCATTATCTTAATAAAGAAGATGCAAAAGCACACGATATGCTTATGGCGATTAGTTCAAAAGCACCATTAAGCGATAAAATGCGTCATCGATATGAAGTAGAAGAATTTTATATGAAAGATTATGAAGAAATTCATGCTCATTTCGTAAAATATTTCGATAAAGAGTTTGCCGATGAAGTTTGCGATAATACAATTAGAATAGCAAACCAATGCGAGGATCCGGTTTATTTAGATCCAAAGGGCGTTAGATTTCCAAAATTTGATACAAAAGTTGAAGATGACTATAATAAATTCTTAACTTGGAAAGCAAAAAATATAAAAAATAACATTCCAGAAGATCACGCTTTTATGAGATTTCGTTGTATTCAGGGGTTCAAGAAAAAATTTGGGCACTTAAAGGGCGAGAGTAAGAAGAAATACATAGACAGAATGATGGACGAATTAAAAGTCCTAGAACAACACAATTTTTGCTCATATATGTTGATAGTGTCCGACTTCATTAAAAAAGCAAAAGAAAACAAGATATTTATTGGCCCCGGCCGCGGATCTGTGGCAGGATCTCTTGTTGGAAATCTTTTGGATATTCACGCAGTAGATCCAATAAAATACGGATTATTATTTGAGCGTTTTCATAACAAAGAAAAGAAAGCATTCCCAGATATAGACACTGATATTAGTCCCGATGGTCGCGAATGGGTCATGGAGTATATCACCAACAAATATGGCAAAGAGAAAGTAGCACATGTCTCTAATTTGAGCAGAATGACACCAAAAGTAGTAATAACGGACATCGCGCGGTCATTGGAGTTGGGTGGAGACAAAAGTAAAGCCTTTGAAATAGCAAAGAAAATCACCGATACTATTCCAGCAACAGCAAAAACTATCGATGAAGTTTTAGCCGCATCGAAAGAGTTTGGAGAGTATTGTAAAAAATACCCGCTGCTTGAAGAATACGGAAGAAAATTGGTAGGTTTGGAAAAAGCATATGCCACACACGCTGCTGGAATTGTTATAAGCGATGTAGATTTGCCAACTTATGTTCCATTAAGACTTGATAAAAACGGCGATGTTTCTGTTCAATATGAGAAAAATCGTTGTGAAGAAATGGGCCTAATTAAGATGGATCTTTTAGGTTTAGAACATCTTCGTATTATAAAAAACACAATTGAGAATATAAGAAAGCTTGGTTTATCTTGTCCAGAGCCAGAAGATATTCCCCTTGACGACGCAGCAGTTTGGGAGGATATATCAAAAGGTAAAACAATGTGCGTGTTCCAGATGGAAAGTGCTCATATGAAGACCTTATGTAAGCAAGTTAAGCCAAAAAGCATAGAAGAGTTGAGTATCGTTAATGCATTAGGAAGACCCAGCGCAGGTCAAAAAGAAAATGGTGAAAAATACACGCCACGAGATTTATTTATATCAAGAAGGGACAATAAAGAAAAATTAGAATTAAAATATAAATGTTTGGAAAACTCATTAGGATCAACTCTTGGCGTGTGTATGTATGAAGAACAATTAATGACACTCGCAAAAGATGTTGCGGGATGGGACTTAAATGAGGCAGATCAATTAAGAAAAATCACTAAATTAAAAGAAAAGGGTGCTCATTTAGTTAAGGGCGTTGAAGAAAAGTTTATTAATGATGCCATCAAAAATGATATTAAAAAAGAACACGCACAAGATATATGGACTAATATTATTTTACCCTACTCAAAATATGGTTTCAATAAAAGTCATTCTATCGCATATAGTATCAATGGCTACCACACGGCGTATTATAAGCATCATTTCCCCGCCGCTTTTATGACTGCCGTTTTAGAAGCAGAAAATAATAAAGGTTCTTCACCAGATCGCGATGCTAATATAAGAGAATATAAAAAGGAATGTAAAAAATTAGGTATAAAGATATTTCCTCCGAGTATTAATAAGAGTGCGGCTACCTTCTCAATGGTAGGAAACAATGCTATAATCGCTGGTCTTGAAGCAATTAAGGGCGTTGGTTCGTCAGCAGTTTCTAATATTATAGAAACAAGAAATAAAAATAAATTCGTTTCATTTCCTGATTTCTTATATAGAACAAAGTCAAGTGTTGTTAGAAAAGATGTTATTCAGCCATTAGCACAAGCAGGCTGTTTTGATGAACTTAAAATAACCAGAAGATCTGCTTTTAATTATTATGCCGATATTAGAACAAAGGCGAATAAATTTGGAGCAGAGAATGAAAAACTGGGCATTGAGGAACACAGAAGGCTTGATGGATTTACTTTTGATAAGCCTGATTTATTAGACGAATGGACTAAACCAGAAGTTATAAAAGCAGAAATGGATACTCTGGGCGAAGCGGTTTCTGGAAGTATTAATGATCTATACGGCGGGTTTTTTACTGGAAAGGGCACAACTGAACTTTCTAAATTAAAAGCAATGCCAGATGGTCTTACAATTAAAGTGGAAACTATAATTTCTGATGTAAAACAAGATAAGTTAAAGAAAGGTAAAAATAAAGGAAGAACATACGCCAAATTTACTATAACTGATGATAAGGGAGACACTGCCCAACTCACAGCATGGCCCGATCAATGGGTGCGTTATAGGGAAATTTTGGACATAGGAAAACCAATTAGAGCGGTGTGCCGAGTTAATAATTGGAACAACACTAATACATTGGTGTTAGATAGAATAGAAAATACTGGGTAGGAGTTAGTATGAATTGTGAAAATTGTAAAATAGATATAGATGAAAAGTTTAAGGCGGCGATAAGAAATAACAAGTGTCCTGCTTGCGACCATACTATAATGCCAACCGAAAAATTAGCATCTTTAATAAGTCTTAAAAGTTTATTAAGTGGCAATTTTGAGAGCTTGGATGTTGAAAGGGTGGCGTCATTAATAGTAGCAAATTTTGATCTTAAACAAATTTTTAAGGAAGAGTTGCCAAAAATTAAAAATGATAGTATAGTTAAAGTTGAAGAAAATACATTCGTGGCAGAAGAAGTTAATGAAGACGACAATTCTGATGAAGAGTATAAAAAAAAACAACTAATTGAAAGTAAAAAGATACTACAACAGATGCGAGACCAGGCATTAGATGAGGCAACAGCAGAACAGTGGGGATTGGGAAATGCCAATGCTTTTGTTGATGGGGATAGTATAAGAGAAATAGTGGGAAATGAAAAAAGAGCGATGAGCCAAGAAAATATATTAACTGGTGCCAAAGGTGCTTTTAGAAGAACATGAAAATAGCGATAGATTATCAAGAAGTGGATGTCTCAAAAGAAGAAGCGGACTACTATAAAGAAATAGTTTCCAAATTAACCACAAAAGAAATGGAAGGGAAAGAGTATTTTAGAGAGTTATTCCAAACTGATGATCGGGGATTTATAACAATAATTAAGCCAAAAAATAGTATTCCTTGGATTGTTTTATATTTTGTTCAACAAATACAAATAAGTCAAAGATTAAGACTAATAGATGATTTTGTAAATAAACAGGAGAAAAAATGAATAATGTGGCATTAACAGTGGGAGATATGTTGGGTAAAGATATAGAAAACTTTAATCCAATGAAAATAGACACAAGTGAAATAAAAGAATTGTCTGACGCTATGCCAAAAGATGGAAATATTGACTTAAATAATGCAGAGGTATTGGCAACTAAATATCTTCGTGGTGCAGATATGTGTTCGGAGTTGTTGGCAATAGCAACCGCATATGTTGCCAAAACTGATACTATGAAGAGAAAGGCTTATAGTTATGCTGCGATGGTTAAAGCAAGTGAAAAGAACATTAAAACCGACAAAGGTAGGGCTTGGTTCGCCGATTGTGATGATGACTATATAAGTGCTTCTAATAAACATGCCGAAGCAGTGGCGTTTTGCAAATGGCTCGATGGTAAAATGGATAGTTTCAGTAAAATGCACTATCATTTAAAGAAAATATTAGAAAGAGGATATACTCACGAAAGAATGTCCTCTTTCAATGGTGATGTAGAAAAAGTAATAAAAAGTGAAGAAAATGCGTGGTAAGACTTGACAAAATGAATTTTTAGAGTATAATATATAGTATGAAATTTATGCAATGATGCTTGTTGCATAATAAATAAGCCCGACTGCGATTTTTATGCTAAAGGGCATTTAAAAGGAGAAAATAAAAATGAGTGTTAAAAAAATTGGTAAAATTGATTGGTCAGAAGGTGATGTAGGTGGATCAGACTTCCTCAATCTCGAAGAAGGAAGCAATGTTGTAAGATGTGTTTCAAGTCCAGTGCAGTTCTATATTTGCTGGACAGAAGATGCAACAGGCCAGAAGCGTAAATTTAAAACAGCTTTAAAAGACTGTCCATTGGTTCAAAGAGGCGAAAAGCCACAAGCTAGATGGTATGTTGCTGTATTAAATCGTAAAACAGGACAACCTGGAATATTAGAAATAGGGCCTCAAATCTTCAAACAGGTTCTTGCCTTATCAAAGAAACCAAAATGGGGCAATCCACGAGACTACGATGTGGATATTGTAAGACAACCAAAAGGCTCACAGCCACTATATGTTGTTTCGCCAGAGCCAAAAGAACCTTTAACTGATGCTGAAAAAGTATTAGTTAAAGAATTTTTAGCCAAAGTAGATTTGGTAAAAATGACCGAAGCACCAAGTCCAGAGGAAGTTTTGGAGAAACTTGGTGAAGTGGCATCTACACCAAAAGCATCAGCAAAATCAGAAAAGAATGTAGTGGCAACTGCATCAACTACTGATGACAGCGACGATGATTTCAATTTTAATGACGAGTAATCAAGAGTAAATAAAAGTAAGGCAGTCTTATGGCTGCCTTTTCTTTTTTCTTAAATGACAAAAATACTATCTTTCGATCTTTCTACTGTAAGCACTGGTTTTGCTCTCATCTATAATGGCAAAATTATTCAAGATGCTTATGGAACTATCTCGCCGCCTAAAAAACTAAAAGGTGGTGCCAAATTAGTTTTCTTCCAAGACGAAATTAGAAAAATTATTAAAAAGCTCAAACCAGATTTAGTATGCATCGAGTCCATTTTCAAGGGACCTGGACTAATCGCATATAAATCATTAAGTATGCATCGCGGAGTTGTAGTCAAAACTATTTACGAAGAAACGGGAAAAGATCCGTGTAGTATATTGGCAGTAGAGGCCCGAGCAACATTGGATTTAAGTACCTCAAAAGATGACGCATTTAAAGAAGCAATTAAAAAGTATAAATTAAAAGGTTTTGATTTTATTAAAGACAATGACATAATAGATGCTTTCATACTTGGTGTAGCAGTGGAAAAACTATTAAAAAGTGGTGTTAAAGAAACAATTCTACAAGTCGAAAACAAACCAAAAAAGAAGAAAAAGAGTAAAAAATGAACGACTTATATAAAGTTCTTGGGGTAGAGAAAACCGCAAATGATAAAGAAATAAAAAATGCTTATAGAAAACTTGCAATGGAGTACCATCCCGACAAGAACCAAGGAAATAAAGTAGCAGAAGAAAAGTTTAAAGAAATCTCTGCTGCATACGAAGTTTTATCTGATGCGGATAAACGAAAACAATATGACTTATACGGAAACACAAATCCAAAAAATACAGCACAGGCAAGTAATTTTGATGAAATTTTAAGAAATATGGGTTTTGGCGGGGGTTTTGATTTTGGTGATATTTTTGGTTCGGCAAGATCAAGAAAAGTTCGCGGTGAAGACTTAAAGAAAACAATAACAATAAATTTCATGGAAGCCGTGAAGGGCAGTGTAAAAACCTTCAAAATGTATTATCCAGCAGTTTGCAAAAATTGTAATGGTAAAGGGGCAAAAGACGACAATTCAGTAAAAACCTGTAATGTCTGTAATGGTTCGGGCAAAATAGGCTATAAACAGGGCTTCATGCAAGTTGTAAATAGTTGTAATAGCTGTGGTGGGCGTGGTTTTCAAATTATAGACAAATGCCAATCTTGTAATGGAAACGGAGAAATTAGTAAAGAGGATAATATAAAAATAACTATCCCTGCTGGTATAGACGAAAACACCACCATGCGACTTTCTGGAAAAGGTTTGCCAAGCGAATATGGTGGAGAAAATGGAGACCTATATATAGCGTTAGTTATACGACCCCACCCTAAATTTAAAAGAGCGGGAGTAAATATACAAAGCGAGGAAACAATTAGTTATTTAGATGCAATTTTGGGAACAGCTATTGATGTGGAAACTACTCATGGCGTTGAGAAACTAAATATTCCACCAGGCACCCAACCAAATAATATTATTAAAATAAAAAATAAAGGTATTTTTAAAGATCATGTTAGGGGAGATCATTTAGTAAATGTAAAAATAAATATCCCTAAACAAATATCAGACGAAGAAAAAGAGTTATTAATGAAAATTAAGGAGAAAAATTAATGAAGAAAATGCAACAAATATGGGATCAGATAGAAAAGCAACACGGCGATGAAGGACTTTTTGCTGGAAATGAAAGCATGACCACTTATAGTGATGTTATAAGCACGGGCAGTTATTTGTTGGACGACGCTTTGGGTATTTGGGGTATTCCTCGAGGACATGTCATTCAATATGCTGGGTTCGAGAGTAGTGGAAAAACATTTTTAAGTTTGACAACAATAGCGGAATGGCAAAAGAAAGATCCAAATAATTGGGCAATGTTCATAGATTGTGAATTTACTTTTGACGCTAATTGGACAAGAGGATTGGGAGTTGATTTAGATAGACTTTTAGTTTATCGTGAAAATAGTGGTATAAAGGTGTTCGAGCGTCTTGTTGGTGCTCCTGGTGCAAAGCCTGGATCGCCCAAGGTTAAAAAGGGCATATTAGATTTGGAGCTTGAAACTGGCGGAACTGGTTTAGGGCTAATAGTTATAGATAGTATCGCGGCAATGCAACCACCGCAAGAAGAAACGAGTGAGGTAGGCAAAGCAAATATGGCATTGATGGCGAGATTTTTACCGCCAGAATTGAGAAAAATAACCCCGATCCTATCTCAAACTGGTGTTAGTTTAATATGTATAAATCAATTAAGAATGAAGCCTGGCGTAATGTATGGAAACCCAGAAGAAAGTCCAGGCGGCGCAACACTGAAACATGCTTGTGCGCAGATGGTTCATTTAGCAAAGATGGCAGGAAAGGACTCGAAAATTGAAGGAGAAGATGGGCAAACTTCTGGTTTGCACATTAAGGCGCGTATAGATAAAAATAAAAAAGCACCACCTTTTAGAACTGCCGAAGTTGCAATAGATTTTGCAAAAGGAATAACTCACAAGAATGTAGAAATGCGCGAGTTAGGTTGTAGATATGGTGTAATTCAACGCCCAAATAATAAAACCTATGAATTGGATGGCGTCAAGTATAATGGCAAAGATGCAATAGCGGATGCCCTATTAGATGAAAAACTCCAATTATCGGTTCTTGAAAGAGTTAAGGAAGCAAAAGCAAATAATATTAGTGTCGCAGTAGAGGAAAATGATAGTTAATAGTGTATTATATATAATATCCAAGGAGGATAAATGTTAATAAATTGTGATAATAAAGGGTGTCTTCAACAAAATAATGCCCTATTAAACCCCGAAACACACGAAGTTATTTGTCAAGAGTGCGGTAAGGCAATTAAGGGCGTTTCAGAGCCAATGAAAAGAACACTAAAAAGTTTTGGACAAGTATTAAGACTTGACGAGCGAAAAGCGTTTATGATGGCATGCAAAAATTGTAATGCAAATCGTGAAGTATTATTAGATGACAAAAACAATACTGTTTGTAGAGTATGCAAGGGTGAAATTAAAGTTCATAGTGCCATGAAGCAAGCAATTCTTCAAGTTGGTAAAAAACTCGATGCCATAGACAGCGAAGAGCAAGATACGGAAGTTGAAAATACAGCAGATAAGCCAAAGAAAGTAAAAAAGAGCAAGAAAAATCAATAATAGCGAGGTTTTATTTTGAATTCTTTATTCTTTGAAAAATTAACCAATGCGTGTCATGAACTTTTATTAAAGGACGGCAATATTTATTCTTATCTACAAAATCGTGGTTTAAGAGAAAATACTATTAAATCGTATAAATTGGGTGCATTTCCAAAAGACCTGCGCCACCTCTTTCAATATGTTCATCCAGAAGAATTAAAAAAACAAAACATTATATGGCAGGCAGACAAAAGCCCCTTTAAATTATTTCCAGTTGTCATTCCAATAAGAAATATAGAGGGGCAGTCAATAGCCATAGGTTGTAGAACTTTATTGGATGATACAAAACGAGATGAACTTGGCATACCAAAATATAGAAATAGCAATTATTCTAAAACATCTTACTTATTTGGTTTAGATAAAGCCTATTCAGCCATACGCGAGAAAAATCAAGTCTTCGTGGTTGAAGGTTATTTTGATGTTATAACTGCCCACCAAAATGATATGCTAAATGTGGTGGCTACTTGTGGAACTATGTTTTCTATGAAGCAATTGTCTATATTGGGAAGATACACTGACAATGTATGCTTGTTGTTTGACAATGACAACGCTGGTAGAACGAGTGCCAAAAGAGTTATGGACAAATTTAATTCTATTAATACGGGCATTAATTTGGATTGTAAATTTACTCCAATGGGGTTCAAAGATTTAGACGAATATTTATTTAAGGGCGGAGACTTGGAGTTTTTATCAAATTCCAATAAAAAATAGATGTCTAAACATCTTACTTATAGCAATTCTGGAAATTTAGATATATCTCCAAATAATTTTATAGAAATTAGCATAGACCCGAGTTTGCTTAATAATTTTTCTAATGAAGAGAGTATGTCTGCTTATTTTGGAAATTATGCTTTTTCGGAAGAGTTTCAAAAATTAAAAACAGAATTGATACAGGAAATTATGTCTATTATTGACAGTTGTTTAACTAAAAAACAAAAAGAAGTAATTAGAATGACTTATATTGAAGGAAAAACACAGCACGAGATTTCTATACTCTTGGGGAAACATCAGACATCAATACATAAGGCTTTAACTGGCAATATAGACTATAATAACGACAAGAAACGATACGGTGGAGCTCTCAAAAAGATAAGAAAATTATGTGCCAGTAATAAGAAAATAAATGAAATCTTGGCTAAAATGAAAGAAAAGCAAGAAGAATATAAAGAAGTAGAATAAAAAGGAGAAAAAACAGTATAAATGAATATAACTTTAATTGGAGAAGATGGTAAATTGGTAGGAAATGTTAGTTTAGAACAGGCAAGATCAATGGCGAAGGCGTCGGGCAAAGACTTGATAATGATTAACGCTAAAAGTAATATTTATAGAATAGCCGATGCTGGGAAACTTAAATACGAACAAAAACAAAAAGAACGACAACAACGAGCCCAGAAGCGAACGCACAAGGTTAAAGAAATACAATTATCCCCGAATATAGATATTAACGACCTGAACACAAAAATTTCACATGCTCGTGAGTTCCTAAATAAGGGGTTCAAAACAAAAATCACCATGATGTTAAAGGGAAGACAGGTGGTTTTTGGTGATTTGGCTATGGAAAAGCTCGAAAAATTTATATCCACTCTTATTAATGAAGGAATAGCCACGGTAGATGGTCAAGTAAAGCAAGACGGTAGGGATATAATAGCATATTTAATATCCAAATAGCATCCAAATGCCTCATCTTTTTATACATTTCTGTATAAAAAATCAATAAAATTATCGAAAAGTCTTCGATTTCTATTAATAATAATGTTTTATATGTATGGTGAGATCTATCTACAGATCCGCCCTTAATTGTTTTTTAATAGGAGTTGAACAATGGAAAATCTTGATTGGGTTAAATTAGCCAGCGAAATGACAAAAGATTCTGGCAAAGTCCCTTATGATACAAATAAGCATTTATTTACAAAAGTCGCTTTTGATGTTTTTCAATTAAATGGCTCTTCTGTCGAATCTCTATGGAAACTTGAAAACGACGAAGATGGAAAACAGTTTTTGGTGGCTATGTATGACGATGAGCAGGAAGGCGATAAAATTGTTTCTACAAGCAATTGGAGCGCCCTGTCTGACAAAAATGGGCAAAATATCACTCTGTTTTACAAGGACACTCCCATCCAAAGATTTGCCTCTGTTGAATACGGGTTTAATAATGAAGATGCCCATGTGTTCCAGAATGCTCTTGTTAGTAAATTAAATTCAGACAAAGAATTTAGTCAAAAACTTGTTCGCGCCCAAAACGAACAGGTTAAATCCCATCTTTTAAATACATTCCCAGAATTAGCGTAAGCGGAGGCATACAATGACCAAATCACTCAATATCGGAGATTTTGTTAAATTGGCTCAAAATTTATTAAATGAGCAACAAAATGGACAAGAATTCATGCTTTTAGATGTTTATAAGCAAACAAGAGAAGCATACGAGCGTTTCCCAGAAGATCCTGTTATACGACAGGTTGCCTTCGTAGTGGAAAAAATGACCGAAAAGGCAAAATCGGGCACTATTATTAATCAAGCACAAGTATCCAAAATACACAACGAATTTGCCCGTTTATCGGAAAATTCAAAGTTTAAGATGGTTTTGGGACATCTTTTGATTAATACCAATGCCTCTACACCAAATGGCCAAGACTTTGTGAGGCTGAACCGTCTTGATGCCGAAAATTCAAGTATAAACTTTGAAGATTTGGTTGATCAAAATTTAGTTGGCAATTTTGATGTTGCATTGAATGGCAACGGAACTATTAAGCCATTTGACCAAAAAACGGCAGAAAAGGGCGCAGAATATGTCAAGGTGGAACTTGTTTCATTAGGTTTCAATAACCCGAGAGTTAAAATACTCGGAGGAAATGAAGACACTTTAATATATACCGCCTCATTTGACACGGAAAAGGGTTTGGTAGATGTTAAGATCCCAATTGATTTACACAATAAGCAATTGATATTCCCCAGCACTTTTATAGCCGAAGACCGCATAGAAAGTTTAACTGCCGCAAATATTAATAATTTTGTCAATAAGGTTGCCCAAGAACGCAATCCAAATATTAATAATAGAGCTGGCAATTTACATTCAGATATAGCCTTTGATACAGATATTCAAATAGCAGGCACAGAACAAAAAGTAGAGATGCCAAAAGAATTGGTGCATCTATCAAGAGACTTTGATGATAGTATTTTAGAAGCAGCGAGTGCATTTGGTAAAAATATAATCAATAAGGGCAAGCAAGTAGTAATCCGCGAATTAGTAGCCGCAGGCTTTAAGAATGCCCAAGTTAAATTTGGTTCAGAAAATACAGACTCTGTAATATATTTAGCCTCAATTAATACTCCAAAAGGTGCGGTAGAAATAGAGGTTCCAGTGGAAATGAAGGTGGTATCTAATACATATGTTCCCTTACTTCCAACTTATTTTGCTTATGACGGGTTGGTTGAGGACTTTACCGCAGCAAAACTACAAAGATTTGCTATTAGTTTGCCAGCACCATCAACAAAAAATGTGGTCTGCTCCTCGGCTTATAACTATATGTTATTGCCAGAATTGAAAGATGAAATACTAAAAGCAGCAAGCGAAAATGACTATCCAACTTGCGAAACTATACTTCAATATATAGAAGACAAGTTTAGCGAAGAAGATCATAGAAATTCAATAGCAGATTATCAATATTTGTTAATGACCAAGACAAAAATAGCATCAAAAGAACAGCATGTTTGTCGAAGAATGATCCCAGCAGGAAAAACAAGCATATACGACTACTGCGGGTGCTATAATGTTCCAATGAATAAAGTTGTTGCTGATGATCATGGTAATTGTATATTAAAATCAGCGGTAGAAAGACAAAAATTAAATCCCCTAGATCAGTCTGGTGTTTTAATTTCTAACTCAAAAATCAATTTTACATAATGGGGAATAAAAATGATTGATATATTATTAAAATTAGCAAATTTATTAGATGAACATGGGGCAAGAGAAGAGGCAGATTTAATAGACAATATGCTAAAAGAAGTTATTACCATGAGAAGTAAAGTCGATCAGGCGGTAGTAGCTATTGAGCCGGGCGTCAATACGGTTTTAAATCAATTATCTAATCTTGCTGACAGACTTGATGGTGCTGGAGTTGTAGAAGCAGCAAATATGTTGGACGACTTTATTAAGAAAACAGCTGAAGATGTGATGAAATGGAAAGAGGAAAATAATAAAACAGAACAATCAAAAAGATATGACACAAAGTATCATCATGAACAGCAAATTAGAGAGCCCAAAAAAGAACAGGAAAGGGTAGATAGAGAGGGTAGAAAAGAGCATCATGTAAAAACTTATCAACAAACTAATGCAGTTGCATTGAGCACTCGTTATTGTCCAGAGCACATAGGTTGTTCATTAGTTAGGGTTGGCGAGGGGATATTTCAGTGTTCGTTAGACGGCGCCCTTTATAATTGGGAAGCTGGCTGGACTGATTATGCTGGAAATAAGCATCCCGGTGGCAGTGTGGCTGGACAGACTCCAGGTTCTAGCGATTATGCCGTTCCACATCGCGTCTTTGATTCGCGCGAGAGCAGAGCAAGTTAATATGGAAAAACTACTAATCCATTTAGTTAAGTTTGCTAATAAATTAGATCAACATGGTGCTTTTGAACTGGCAGATGAAATAGATAATTTTGTTTCATTAGCAGGTGAAAGAACAAGTGCAGTTGAGGATTTTATTAAAGAACTTAAAAAAATGTTTGTTTTAGTAGCGAACAATCCAAGTGTTCCAAGTATAAATAAAGATAATTTGGACATTATATTATTGGTAATAGACACTTTGGCAGACAAGGGCAGTTTCCCAAATCCAACAATATCACAAGAGTCAGTCAAGGAATTGAGTGATGAAGTATTAACAACCTTCGAAGAAACAAAAGAATTAAATAAATCAGTAGAACAACTTAAATCAATGCTTGAAGCAGAACAAAATCCAGAAGAAAAAAGAAAACTTGGTTTAGATCTTGATGCCAATCAAAAGAAATTAAAAAAGATACAAGAAAAAGTTAAAATGTGGCAAAACGGAAAACGAAAAGACGACAGCGAAAAATATAAAAAATTTGAACATTTAATGAACAAATAATATGGGAATAGAAAGATATGGCAACTGGTAAAAAAATACTAAATCATGTAGATAAAGAAGAAATCATTAGAATGTTGAATGATGGGGAATCTGTTAGAAATATAAACGCTCATTTAAAAAAGAAGTATCCGAGAAGCAAGCACCTGTGGCTTTCAACCGTGACGCTCCAAGATTTTAGAAAAAATAATTTAAATCTTGACGGACAAGTATTAAAAGATATACAAGAAGCGACAAAGGTTCAAAAAAGACAAATAGAAGAAAAGTTATTACAAAGTCAATTACAGGCAACTAATGCTTATCAAGAAAAAATAAATAAAATAGCAAGTTCGCATTTAGATGTTTCTCAAAAAATAATACAATTAGATGCCGTTGTAGGTGAGCGTATTGAGTATTATTACAATTTAGGTAAAAGTGGAGAGGGTGTTCCAGCAAAAGCCGATCACGAATTAAGAAAATTTATTGATCAGCAAATTTTACTTTTAGGGCAATATAAAAAATTAGTTGAGGGAATGGCAGATAAAACAGTAGATTATAACATAAATGTTAATATTCTCAATGATCAAATA